AAGAAAGGGAAAAATACATTAAAACTTTCTGCTTTTTATAGTAACTGGCTTTATTTATTAATTAGGCTTTGGCCGCTACTGTTCAATTCTCGAGGGGTATCACCTCAGTTACTCCCCTGCTAATGTATAGAGCGATCTCCCACCTATACGATATGCCAGGCCTGCACGTACGCCCGTCACATTTACTGTGATAAGGCGGCGGTACGACGCGGAAGCAACGCCAACATCTACCGATTTTGGCCGCGCGTCTCTTCTTTGCGTAGCTAGAGCTACCTCCGCCTAGCGTGAGAGGTGGCTTACTTAAACTAAGAATTAACACACAAAGGTCTATGGACCCTACATTTTTCAACTTCCATAAAACTAGGTACATAGTACTCAATCGATCACTCCCCATTTACCTGCCTGTCGGAACATTAGGTCAATCAGGGGCCCACGCAGTCCGCCGGTTATTTCAGTCTCGTAACTCCCAAAATGCTCGTCTCTCGCTTGTCGGTCCAATGCAATCCTCATGTGAGTTTTGTGAGCGATCATTTCAGCTGGAGTTGGGTGTCGGACAAGGCCCTCCACTGGTTGGATAGCTGCCGGGTTGTGGACATAATCGAAGAAATCGAAGGCCGCAAACCTCTCCTCATACCTGAACCCCATAGCTTGCCAATCGGCTGGTGGTACGTTGTGCAGCAACATGTAATTCCAAACAATCGGCGCGTAAAGCCTGGCCACTTTTCTAGCTGTGCTTCTTTTATTGAATATGGCATGCACAGAGTCTCTTGGTATGGCCCCAGTTGGGAAAGATATTGAGCCATTTGGATCAACATAGCGTGAACTGCTAGTGTTGGCGTAGTACAGCACCATTTGGATAATTACCTTAGTGACATGCTCTGTCGGGACACCAAGCCCCTCAATATCTGAGAAGATTTGGGCGATATGCTCGGAGGTGGCCATGTTATTAGATGTAGCCTCAGGTTGCAGGGCAATAAGATGTTCCAGAGATAGCATAGCGTATGGGTTGGTGAGATCTGCAGTCATTTCAGGCACTGGTCTCAGCCTAGGTCTCCCGATCTCGTAGCTCAAGTTCTTCACAATGACGCTCTGCCGCTCATTCCTGATTGAATCCAGGAGCGCGTCGAGCCTCGCAAGGTCTGCACTTTGGAGCTTTACCCCGCTACTCTCCTCGCCATCAGCGGGTAGTTTCCCGGTTTTGGTCGGTTTCTTCTTGGGCACACTGGGCAGCTCCTCGTCCTTCTTGTTGGTTGGCACCAACACCTCGTCCTTCTTATCAGTCATCGCTTCTGTTTCAACACGGAGCTTGAACACCTAAAAGCGAATCAATGCCCTAGGGCATGCAGATTCGCAATGGCGTTAATTATTTCAGGCGTTATAGCACAACCAGTAACACTGACGGACTCGCCAGTCACCCTGATAGTGCAGACTGCGGTCTGATTCAAGTTTTGCAGAATGAGTGTGATCACAAAAGCTGTGAGCCCTACTGCGAGCAGCACACGCCAGTCGTGCAAATATGGTTGCATGCAGCTCGACGGCGACTCGTGGCGTACACAATGGCACAGAGTGCGAGAACAGCTGCCCAAACGTAATGGCGCTGCGGCCCAGCACTGCTGACAGAATTCAGTTTTAAAGGTGCGCCGTAGGCTATCTGCTTGGTACCGTCCTTATACAAACCTCCGTGTGGCAGAGAGTGCTGTAAATCTCCAACGTGAGGCAAGGTTGTGCGCGTATACAAGCCGACCAAGAGAGCGACTGACACCCCGATTGCTATGGCTAGAACGGCTTTCGTGTAGTCAGGCGGGGGCGTAAGTGGCATTTGGACAGAGAATCTGCAACTTTTTTCTATGCCTAGTCAAGCACACGAACGCAAGTGCTCTGTCAGAGGGCTCGCTTTCAGCTGTCACGAAACACACCTCGTCGAAAGTTGAGCCGCGCACGGAGTTGGCACAGAGGTAATCGACACCGTGCCTCCTCAATAGCTGTGCAACTTCACGCTCGTAGCAAATCACTTTCCCTTCTGGCTCAGCTTTGAAGATGTCAGAGATCTTCACGTTGTCGTCCCCCTCAGCCTCGACGTCGTAGCCCAGCGTTTTCAGTAATGCAGCTGTTTGGGCACCGAACCTCCTGCTCTTGTTCAAGACGAAGTGGGGTTGTAGTACGGGTCCGGTGTTGCTCTGTAGTGGATCGCCAAAAACCGCTAGTGCACGCTCGCTTACCTCCTCGCCGGAGCAGTATTCATCAATCAAAACAAGAGAATTCTGGTCAGCGGCTTCGAGTTCCGAGACTGGCTTGATCCTGCGCCCGTCTAACTTTCGAGGGTCTGCCGCACCGTGAGTAAATGCCTCAAACCTACTGCTCAATCCCAGCAAGTGGCGGATGAAGGTGCTTTTGCCCGCACCAGGAACACAGTGGAACACCAAGGGTTTTGAGAGTTTCAAATTAGTTCTTTCAAAACCAGCAAGATCTGCTTCTTCAAGAACTATTTCCATTAAATCAAGAACCCCGGCGCCCACCTAAGCCGACTCAATTAAGGTCGGTCTGGTGGAAGAGAGCGGCAATATTAGACAGTAGCAAGTGCCTATTTTTGACAATCACTCTAACACAATTGTAATAAGCTTCCAGCTCCTCCTCATCCATGCGTTCTTTTGCCCGCTCGCCCATTCTGTAAGCATAACCCACTTCAATAGCATAATTATCAATACAATTGTGCAAATTATTGGTCTCTTTTGCTATGCACATTCTCTCGTACACCAGCTGGGGTTTCTTGTAAATACCATCACTACACAAGTGCCACCCGCAGAAAGTGGGCTTGTCTGTGAATTGGACCTTAGCTTTTAACTTTAACTTACCCAAGAATCCCGCGTGCTCGTGTTTCAATTTTAAGCGAGTATTAGCACACATGTCGTCCCCTGCGAAGCATATGCGCTCACTTCCCTTAAGCTCATACCTCAAGAAGGTGAATAGCATATTAGCCATTGTATTAAAAAGAAAAGTGCTCGCCTCACCCGAGAATCTCATGATTGCGAAGTTTCCCAATTTAGAGCCCAAGTGCGTCTTGATATAAATGTAGTCGTTTACCAAATCTGGTGGTAGCCCCAGGTACCTCATAAGTGCTACCTCAAACGCGACAATGTATTGATCCTGGCTTGCGTCGAAGGCCTCGTAGTCAGATTCCGTGCATACCCCCTCAAAGGTCCCATCCACCACCCAAGCACTAAGTTCTTCCAATTTCTTCCCTGAATGTACATAATACTGGGGTGGTAAGCTCTCCTTCAGCTTATACTCGATGTAGCGCATGTACGGGGCAAAACGGCACAGAACAGAGTGGGCGAAGCATACAATAGTCTGAGCTGCTTTAGCACTCCGGAACCTGTTGTCAAATTTAGTACACAGTTGGGACTTGCTAAAGATCAGTCCAATGTCTGCCAGCCAATCACGACAAGATCTGCCACTGTGGTTTTCGATTGTGGCGGAGCTTTTGGCGGTTTTCTTCTCCTCGAAGTCTGACTTTGCCCTGGCCATGAGTTCCCTATCATGCTGGGGCTTTAGTGGCACCCGTTTTAGGAATTCTTTCAGCAAAAAGGGCCCATATGGCGTTGCTTCATGCAATTTGGCCTTCTCTTTACAAGGCGTGGAGAATTTCAGCCTTTTCTTGACCGCCATTAGGAAAGTGACGGTGTCATTGGCCCTGTGTCTGGGATAGATTGTCTCGAACCGCTCGCATGCGTTCGTCAAATGCTCCCCATCATTACGGCTATGTTCATCAGTGAACTGCTCGGATACGAGGTTGCCAACTCTCTTCTCCCTATGCTCCTTCGCCAGTATCTTGTGCACCCACCTGGCCCTTACGGACTCCATCTCGCATCGAGGTAAATGCGTGCGAAACTGCTCATTCTGCATCTCTTCCTCATCCACTTCCGCCTCTTCTACGTCCTCCAATTGCAATAGGTCGATCATAGTTTTCAACCAGGGATCCCCTACCATTTTCGCTTCTTTGACCCCTTCATCTCTACCTATTTTCTCCCCAAAACCGAGGCGGGACTTTGGAGTTCCGGGGAGTAGCGTTTTAATGAAATCAGGGGTAGAAGTGCCTGTGAGGAAGTAGTTTAATGCTCTATTTTTGTACTGGAGGTTCAGCATCTCAAATTGAGTACACGTGGCGTTTACGAGGCACAAGTTGTGGGAGAAACGAGTCAAAGCCGTTATCCACCTCCGTTCGCTGGAATGCCTAGATACATCTGTGATCAAGATGCATCCATATTTGAAGTTTCTGCCCGTTGATTCACCGAAAGTCAAACACAAGGTCTCTGGGCCAAAGTAACTATCTACTATCTTCTTTTCTTCAAATGAAGAAACTAGTGCCACCTTCCGGTATTCACCACCCAATGCCTCAACCTCCTCCAGTCTATCAAGCAATAGATATTGTTCGTCAATGGCCAGTTTTGATTCATCCAGAGTGCATGGTAGGCGCTTCTCATAGTTGCGATTCACGAAGCGACGACTCAAGATGTTGTAGTTGTACTCTTTGTTCTCGAGTATCTTGCAGATATCGCTCAGCTCAAATGCAAAGCTGTGCCTATCTTTTTCGCTGTCGTAATCGCTTTGGCACGGGTCGCCTAGCAAGAAAATGTGGACCCCTTCATGCAGTAAGTGCAGAACGAGATCCAAGTACCCAGGTGGGTAAAGTTGCACCTCATCAATTATAACGGCGCTGCCTGTACGAATTTTCATTGCGCGCTCTAGGAATTTCTCGAAAGTGCAGACTTGCCAGTTCTGGCACTCAGCTTTGGACTTACCTTTCCCCCTGCGCATGCGGTCCAACTGCATGTCAGAGGCGAATTCCTCTGCTAAACCCCTCCGCGGGCTCACGTACGTTATGCACCTACCTTTGTTAGCATGCATGAATTTCTTAAATAGAGTGCTCTTCCCCGCTCCAAAAGTCCCTAATATCACATTAAGAGCCCTAGCTGCCTGAGAGCTTCCAACCACCAGCTCACTCAGGTCGGATTTGTCATTGTACAACCCCGAGCTGATCGCGCCTGTCTGCCCGCCGTGCAAATTCTTGGCTAGCCTCAATGCTCGGCCCTGGTCTGGCTGATAAGTAATGAGCGTCCCACATCCCCTAAGTAACTCGACTGACTCTTCGGTGACGGCTGTGAGGTTAGCTTTTGTATTGAGCGCCTTGTGAGCTACTACCTTTTCTTTCCTTAAGAAAGTTATGTGTGAGTTGCGCAGTTGGAAACATGCACCCACACCATCAGCTGCCCCACATCTTATTTCGCCCTCATCAGTCAGCAGTAGGGCCTGAATTCCAAACAACTCGAAAATTGTGGGCAAAAAACTCACATCCACACCGTCCCCGTCCCAGAGCTCTGTGATATAGTCAGGCCCCAGGTTTTTCTCCATCACATGCATCACGTCAGAGCTTGGTCTGCTCACAGCTTCAGAGATTGCTACAATCAGACAATCATTTGCAGGTCGTGCAGGTTCAAAATGCTCATCCTCAAGATAGAGCCACGCGCTACGGTAAGAGCTAGTCGGGGTATAGGTGAAGAGACAATGCTGCGCCGCATCATAGACATTGATTTCCACCTTTAAAGCTTCCGCGGCACAGCTGATGGCTTCCTCCTCTGCCATTACGTGGTCCCCCAACTGATTCTCCAATCTCTTGAGGAACTCGGGCGGGCCAGTGGCGTAGGTCCTTGTAAGCTCTTTCTGCCTACTTATTGAAACACCCACAGCCGTCTCAAGGGAGTACCAGAAGCAGTTCCCATCACCTAGCACACTAGTCCTTATGAACTTGCCTGGGTCAATTCTGTATGGTGTGATCGTGACGTTGCTGCTACCATGCAAGTACTCAAGCGTTTTCGGGGGCGTGGCCATGTCTGCCTCAACTTGAGCTACGAGCTCGGCGCTTTTGCTACTCAGGTGTGGTTGCGTGGCTACCTCAAGGGGCGCACACGCGGGCAGTGCCTCTAGTAGTTCTTCAGCCTTTTCCAAGCTGCAGTCCAGACGTTGCGGGGCTTCAGTAATGTCACTAATTGTTGTGCCCTCATTCACAGGGCCCCTTGCCCCAGAAGCTAATCGGCGGAAAGTAAAGCTGATACGCCCGGCTGAACAATCTGCCACAGCATGTTTGTGGCTCTCTTGGAACCCCGCTGGCATTGTAAAACTCACACCACCCTCGAGGAGTAGTGAACCATGGCAGCACTTTCCAGCAACTGAGAATACCGCCGTTCCGCAGATATTGGTAGTTAGGATCGGGCTGTGTGGCTCAAAGATCGACTCATCGTCTGCATGCAGACCAATTCCAGCGCCCTTTCTGTATTTCTGTGCGAGCATGCAGTCGTAGCCTGAGATGTCCAAATCGTTCACCTCAGCCCACTTTGGGATCCAGCTGGGCCAGCCTAAGCTATTGTGGCTACCACCATTATACTCGTAATGCACTGGCACGACTGAATACCAAGCGCACTCCCTGTTTTTCTTCTGGTCTGGGAAATGATCATGAATTAGACCAGCGTAGGGGAGCGGTGTGGTGGGCATGGCTGTCCTACAGCTGCATGTGAGGTGGGGGCCCGACTGAATTACCTCAAAGACGGTGCTTGTAGGCGGTGCTTGAGGTGTGAGATTTGCATTTTTGCCCTCCACTTGCGCTCTAGTGTCGACAGTCCGCGCAGCACCCTCTGGTTTTACAGTCACACCACGAGCGTGCGACGCTCGCACCACAATTAGCTCTCGCAGCACGACTTCGAAGTTCTTGTGGGCACTCCGACTAGCTGAAGCTCGGGCTTCTGTGGCGCAGATCCTCATTGTCTTGCAATTCAACGCACTACGCCTGCCAAGAGAGGCAACGATTTTCCGGATACGCACCATCATGGCTTCGTCGCCAAGCACCTCGATGAGGATTGCCTTAGCGAGAATATTAACGCGCTTGAGCAAGCTCGTGATCCACCTGATTAAATAACCTGCGCTAATTCCGGCGCAACTTCCCCCACTATGTGATTTGTGCAGAATGGTAGCAATGCCCCTTACGATCGTCTGCTCTTCGATGGCTAGAAGCGTGCGTCTTTCCCGGTTCGCGCCATCTAGCACCCCGACGTAAGGCGCCCTACTCCGGCAGATGGTGTAATCTTTGGGCAAGTACATGCCATCCTCTAGGGCCCTACAAGGATCAATAGTCGCAGCGCACCCCCAATCATTGAGGATCTCAAAGTACCCTATAGCCGTATTGCTCAGTTCAACTGTCTCGATGGTGAATGAGTATGGCTCTAGGGATGCAACGAAAGCATCTAGCGCGACCTCCTTAGCTGCTCCAAATTGTTTAGCAAATACACTGGGACCACAATTGAGCATGCGGCCAAGGAACAGCCTGGCAGAATCCGCGTCTATGCAGGTATTAATTGTGCCGGTTTTGATCACTAGCTTTGCGAACTCTTCCAAAAATTTGATCTCCGCCCCACTCGGCTCGTGAAGCAATTGGCCCAGTTTAGCCATAGCTGATTGCACATCAGGCTTCTTGAGGGTGCGGAGATATCTATATACCCTTGACACAATCTCAAAGGAGATTGGGAAGCAGTTCCCCACCCCTCGGCTAATCTTGTTTAGCCCCACGGCCGTCACAGCATCAAAAGGGCCGAAACTTCTGTATTTCTTTGTGATTGCAACACCGCGCGTGATACTTACGAGATGGTGAGCGAACTTGCTGCAAATCACGTCGACGCAATAATGCACCCCATTCTTAAGCTTTATATGCTTAGTGAGCAGTAAACGACCACCAGACAAGGGCTGCTCGTAACCTTCGCTCCTCACACCATCGGGGTAGAACAGGAGTGTTTGTCCTTTAATTTCGTACGAGTAGCACCACTTGTGGAGACTCGTTGGGGAGCCCATTAATAATTCTGGTGGGTACACCAGGGTACATAGCATGTTTTCGGGTTCAACCACCTCAAGGAAAGTTGATAAGTCTGCAGCACTCCAGTAGTGAATCTCATCATGTAAAAAAATGTTTTTAGCATTTCGCTTGAGAACTGCAGGTATCAAATCTTTTAGCGGGGCTGAGGTGCATAGTCCTGCATGCCTTTGTAAGTTGGGCTCGTACTTGCTGCTGGCTACGACAAATTCTGACCCATAACGGGTCTTATCAGCGCTCGTTACATACCTATTGATGACTTCAATCATATTGCCATTTTTAACGCCCTTTTTCTCATTTCTTTTCTTTAGCACGCTCAATTTAAAATCCTTAATTCCTACGAAAGAAAATCTATTATCTATGTAGCTAGGTAGAACTTTGTACAATAAATAATTCTCTAGGGTTTTACACACAGGGTGTGAATGCGGTACGCTGGAAAAGGGGCTGAGGTAGATTCCCGCTTTTGTTAAGCGCTCCTTAGCGATGGCTGGGAGCGCGTAGTTAAAAAGTTGGAAATCATGCTCTTCCATTTCCCTGTAGGCATTAGCTGCAACGCTAGAGATTGCAGATTGGACTGCAGGCTCGAAAGCACCAACAATTTCCTCCATGGGACTACGGTATGTGAGTGCCATGTCTTGTCGTTTTAAGTGTAAGTTATTTTACAACTTGAAATGACTGGGTATTGTTGTGTTGGTTTATCG